TCTTTATTTAATTGGGATTTAATTTCTTGAAGTGCCTGATATCCGGTTACCGTTTCCGACTTATTTAAGGTGATAGTAGGATCTGGTAATTCTCTGGGTTCCTCAAGACCATTGATTTCGATATCAAATGCTTGAGCAAGAGAACATTTTTGATTGAAGTATTCATTGATTCTGTATGGCTCTGGAGAAACAACATCCTTATTGCGAATATGCTGTTCAAAGAGGCCTTTGTGCCATACTTCGTATGCGTGTTTCTGAAGGACTGGGTGTCCTCTGTAGAAATCCATACCACCTTCGCAGACTATTATAAAATCTTTATCACCTGATTCTTCTGCGTATTTTTCAAAAGCAGGAATTGAAGATATTACCCTTCCTGCACCACCATTAATAAAGAAAGCCTTAGAACGACCCTTTTTCATATCACCTCACTTGAATTTTAAAAAATAATCTTAATAATTGCAATAATTATAACATAATAATCACTACTTGTCAAGTCTTTTCTTTTACTTATATGACATAAAAAAAGGATCCCTTTGTGTTAAGAGATCCTTTTGTATTAATCGGTATAAATAATCAATTAATCTGCTGAAGCAATACCTGGAGGTAACTGACCTTGCCAGTCTGTTCGTGAACCTTGTGCCGAGATAGGAACAACTCCTTCTCCCGCATCTTCATTTGCCGAATCCGTCACTTCACCACCTTGAATTTCTGAACTTTGATTTACCTCATTTGGTGCCGCCGGAAATGTAATCAAATATGGAGGTGTACCATCTGGATAATCTGCTGGTAAATCTCGTAATTCTTGGCGATAATCAACCCATTGCTTTTTAATGTCTTCAGGCATATCTTCCGCGACTTGATGATCAGTAGCTTCAAGCAAGTCGTTTCTACCTTCTCTGACTGTATCCATATCTGCATCATCAGCCTCAGGCTTCGAGAACTCAGGTGTTTTCCATTTACTTCCATCCCAGCCATCAGTAAATGACATTATGTCAAATACTTCAGATGGATGAGTAGGATCAGCAACGGTAGGATTTAATCTACTTGCTGGACCAACTTCAACTTCAAAGTGAGCAGGCGGATCAAAACCTCCCCATAATATACCACAATGTAATGGATTTTTATCACAGTCAATATCAACATATTCAAAATCAGCCGCTAGAGGTCTACCATCATCTTTTGATTTATCGTAAGCATTTACAACTCTACCATCTGGATATACATCATTAGTCTGAACTACTGCCACAACAATTGCAGGTCCTGTATAAGTCTGCGTGGACGTTTTGCCCAATGCAGTAGTTTGTTCTTGCCACTTATCAGGAATAGCGTAAGTGATCGTTTTAGTAATATTTGCCATAGTTTATTATCCCTTTACTTTAATTATTTCCAATAAGTTACTTTAACAAGTCCACTAGCACCCCAGCCGCCATAACAACAACTAGAGTGTCCATAGGGAGTTCCTCCTCCACCTGATGGAAACAGAGTGTGATTATTACAGCAACCTTTGTATGCTCGACATCCATCCATACCTGGGCCACTCGATGCCGCGTATGGGCCAGTACCAGCTCCAGCCATCGTATGCTTACCAGACCAACACCATCTGTGTTCTACAAGTGTTCCTGATGCGCCTTGTATCTGATGATCCCAAGATCCGCAAGCACAAGCAGGTTGTGAGTAGCAGTTACCGTTTTGAGACATAGTAAAGCAACCGTGGCAGTATCCTGAGCATCTATTCCATCCACCTGTTCCGCCATTTGCACAAAAACCAGATAATCCGTTGCCGGTTGCGTATGAAGGACATCCGCACCAACCACACGCATAGATTCCAGTGCAACAACCGCAACAACTACAAGGAGTTGTTCCGCCTGAACAAAAATCATAAACATCACCTGCGGAAAAGTCTGAACCCAATCCAGGTCCAAAATCTGATGAGTAGAGCGTTTTATCAGCATATGCTCCGGTTCCACCTCCTCGTCCAATCATACAACACGTGCTTGGTCCTCCAGAGCCTCCGCCACCTTGTAGTTCAATCTTAATTACTTTGACTGCTTCAGGAACTGTCCAAGCTAAATGACAGCCACCATTGCCGGCAGAATCGTGTGATGTATGACACATAAATGGTAATTCGCATTGTAAACATATAAATTTACCTCCTGCGGCGGTAATATTTCCAAGTCCATCATTTACGGCTACGTTGATTGTATCCATATTGGAGGCTTGAAAATTGCATATTTCTTGCTGAGACTCGTATAAGTGATTTGCCATTAACTCTAATGCCACACCAGTATTGCGAGCCATCGCATTCATTTTTCCTAGAGTTAGTATATCCATTCTTGATCCTTAATTATTATTGCTTTGTTACTCAATCGTTGTGGTCTAAAATTTTAGTGTCTGGAAAACAAGAAGGAATGAATACATCATCTATATCCTTTAATTCCTCAGGTAAGTCACGTAATTTTTGTCGCATTGCTAAGACAGGATCTCGTAAACTATCAGGAGCATCAGTTGCGCCAGCGATGCCATCCGTGTTCATCAAGATTGTATTTCTGTGATGTCTCACCTCGTGCATCTCGGAGGGTCCAAGTATATCAATATTCTTATTTCTATACAACGTCCATTCTCCATCTATATAAGTCGTTTTAGCATCATTGTATAATTCGTCTGGATGCATAGGATAATGCCATTCAAATTCTTCATAACCATCAGGTGTTTTAATTGATCTTTGTTCACGAGGATCTTCTGTAACACCATCTGGATAAATATCAGTAATATGCTTTACATCACCCGTTTCAACATCTCCAACACCTTCCCAACCACCAAAATTGGGATTTGTTGATCCCAAATCTAAATGATTATTATGATAATTAGACATCACTTCGCAAAGAAGAGCATTCGTAGCACAGTCAATTACAACTTCATCGCAATTCAATCTACCCGGTCGCCCATCGTATGCTTCCCATTCTCTTATGGTTGCTTCTACAGTATTATCTACTTTATCAACAAGACAAACAAGTCTGGCTGGTCCATAGTAATGTTCTGTAATTTCTTCCATAGTCGTACCTTCTAAATAATTGTCCGTAGGACAATCATAGGTATAATCTACGTTTACCCATTCTTTCCAAGTTTCCGGATCTGCTTCTCTTCCCATTTTTAATATCCTTTATGAATATGTTACTCTAACTAAACCTGGTTTTCCAGGTGAACCGAGACAATTGCAGAGCCATCCGCCACAACGTGATTTCATCGCATTCATTCCTCCTCCAGCGTGTCTCATAGTTCTGCAGGGAGTTTCGCATCCGCATTGTGCGGCATACCATCCGACGGCCTGCTGTAATGAATTGTTCAATCCTTCTGATGTGCCAGTTGTTATCCATCTACCACCACAATGACAGTTATCTCCGTAATAGGCGGCCATCCCGTGAGCGCCTTGAGACCAATCAACGGAGGTTTCTACAGCACACTGGTTGGGTGAACACATAATATGTCCGTGACATTCGCCATTCTCCAACCAGCAAATATTCATATTACATTGACAAGTACAATATATATTGTATCCGCCTCTTCCGCCAACAGCACAAAAGTTGGTAAGACCTTGACCATTTACATATGTTATACAACCTCGATTGGTGGGACTCTCTCCACAACAAGCTGTCCAACATCGACTTGATCCATTACCACCATCCCCTAAACAAATATTGTAGACTGTACCTTCAGCAAAGCCGTGTTTGTCCTGACAAAGAGTCTTTCGAGAATACATTCCTCCAGAAGAGGCACAAGATCCTATATCGCAATAACAACCCTGACAACAATGACCTGCACCAGCTCCACCGCCGCCCCAGGCTTCAAACTTAATCGTTTTAACTGAGTCTGTTGGAACTGTCCAGGTAGCTGAACATCCACAGAAGCAACAACAGCCTCTAGCACAATCGTTGTAGAATTCTCTTGTTTGTGTTCCTATATTTGGGCCGGCCGCATTAAGAGTGTCTACGGCATCTTGGGCCGTTTGATCGAGTCCGGCAGCCATACCCTCTTGAGTATCACAAGTATCTTTAAGTGCTTGAAAAGTAGAATTGGCTAGATATTCTAACGTGACGTTAACATCCCTCGCCATTGCATTCATTTTTCCTAGTGTTAGTATATCCATTTAGTTGTTCTCCAGTATTTTAATATTCATTTCTATTATTTATATTTATATAAATTTATTCAATTATACTTCCCAAACATCTTTGAGAGTAATAATACCTCTCATATTTTCGAGAGCACCATCGTATCTACTAGAAGTATATAGTAAACTTGCAGGAGTACCCAGTTTCCAAGATTGCAATTTGAATGTCCAGGAATCGTTCAATGTGTGTCCGTTAGGATTCTCAAATTGAATCATTATACCATTTTTAAAGTTAGTATTAGCAGTATTATTATCTGAGTATGGAGATGAGTTTTCATTTCCTTCTGGTCCATATAGTGCTAAATCAACATTAACATTGTTAATTGATGAACCAGTCAGCAACACAGGTCCTGCTACCATTACAACAGGTGATTTGTATCCTGAGCCTGGATTAGTTATTTCAACACCTTCCACATTCCCTGAAACTCCTAGAGTAGCTATACCTTCAGCACCGTATCCAGTAGGATCGGCGTGTGCATCGGCGACTACAACTCTTGTTTCTCCAACTTCATAATCTTGCCAATCATTAACTATAGTTGCTGATCCTATACCATTATTTAGCTCGACTGTACCAGCAAATCCATTACCTACTGAGCTATTTGTAGAGCCAATTAAACCTCCAACATCAGATATTACAATAAAAGGTTCATCATAGTTAGTTCCTCTTGCAGAAAAGGTGACACCTGAAACAACATTATTAAGGTCTGGGGTCATAACAGCACCTGCACCTTCTTCTGCTGGATCATTAATAACGAATTCGATATCGTTATATCCACTTCCACCAGCAATTACATTTATAGTTGTTATTTGACCAATTTCGACATCTGCATACCAGAATTGGGCTGATGCAAGACAATCTACTTCATTCAACCATTGGGGATCTGCACAATATCCAGCAATAAATTCACTACTAATTATTGGTTTTAAGATTGCTCCGTGACCATATGATCGATCAATTTCAGTAGTTCCATCTACATCGTATACTGGAAATCCAGTAGCATCAAATGCTATCATTTTTGTATCTACTGAATAGGCTGCACCTCCAGCTCCTATAGTAACTTCTCCAACGCTACGATCTGTAGCTACAGAAGCATAAGCTCCTTCACCAGGTCCAGATACATCAACTATTTTTACTGAATCGACAACTGCATCATAGCCTTGTCCTGGTCTATCTACAGCAATGTTAATAACATTGCCACTTGCGTTAACAGTAGCTAGTCCTCGTATCCCTCCGCCAGTAGCAGAAATCATATCCACATAGACTGAGGAATCACGTACCCATAGAGTTGCTTTAGTGGTTACGAGATTAGAATCGAAGATTTCATACTTATCTGTTTTTTCAGTATCTTTTGTAATTATATATGTAAATGTTGCATTCTGAGGAATATTTCCTGAATCAAACATTCCACCTTCGTGTGTAACAGTATGTGCTGAAATATCCTGATTTGTAAATGCAACAGAATCTCCTACATTAGCAGAGATAACATTTGGAATAAACGCATTGTTTTGAATATCAACTAAAACTGTTTTGGCAGCCGTATCGGTATATCCAGTTCCCTGTACACCTACTGCGAAACTAGCAATTCCACCATCCGCTAAACTCATAGTAATGGTTCCTGTCGCTGATGGTGTTCCACCAGTAATAGCAACCGTATCTGCGGTAACATAATCTGCTCCGCCATTTGTAATCTCTACTCGGTCAAGTGTATCATCTATTTTAAGAAAAACTGTGCCAGTAGCAAGACCGCCAGTAGAGGTAGTGAATACAGGAGTAATTGTTGGATTGGTTGTGTGGGTTGCGAGGGCTAATGGATGATTATGGGAGCCTGAAGTTCCTGTAAACTCGAAAGAACTATTAAATGCGTTCCACATTACAACTTGGTCGTGAGTGTGTCCAGCATCAACAGTTGTTGAAGTGACAATTCCACCATCCATAATATCATCGACTTCTGTTTGAGTTAATTGAATTGTATGAGTATGTCCGTTACCTCCATCTGCTACATCTACTTCCCAGTATCCAGTATAACCTGCACCAGGATCTGTAACAACAATAGAATCAACCATTCCATTTTTAAGAGTATGAGAAGCCGTAGCTTTTGTTTCCACTGAACCGGCGACATCTACAGCACCTAAATCAAATACTCTTGCTTGAGTATTAACGGAATAACCGGTGCCTGGTGATGTCATAGTGACATCGGAAACACCGTCATCATAGACAGCATTAAGTATAGCACCAGTACCTGTTTTACCATTTGCATCAACTGTATATGCGTAAGAATCAATAAATCCTGTATCATCATTAATAAAAACTTTATAAATCAGTCCGTCAGATAAGGCACTTTCGTAAGATTCTCCAGGCAAACTGTATTCATAAGAACGAGTAAAGTCATCTAAAAGGGCGACATCAGAAGTTACATACTCTTCACAGGTAAGTGGAGTGTCGTGATCTCCACCAGATCCATCTACGTCACTTGCGTGGTCACCTGCAATAATTCCCCATCCAGTTACTGCTGATGAAGCATCGTGACAATAGGATTGATGAGGTTTAAATAACATAGTTTCATAGTCTTGAGCATAGTTATTAGAAATTCCCTCGTTGTAAATTGTAGTGCCATCTAATTCAACTATTTTAACAAAATCTCCATCTTCTATTCCACCCCACAGCAATGCGGATTCTTTTCCTCGTCTTACTGCAAGAGTTGGATTATCAACATCAGGAACAGAAGCATTATTTAAAATAGTTAATTCTTCTGCTGGTTCACCATTTGCTTCGTGTCCACTAATTCTGAATGAAAATATAGCACCGGCCGACTCGTTTCTAAACGCATCATATGCTTTAATTTGTGAGACTGATGGAGTATCTTGAGGACTTAATTCTAGTCTCAAATGTTGAATAAAAGGACGAGGCTCACCAAAAATTTGCATTGACTCTCCAAAAGACAAAACCTCTCCATTTATTGGATTGTAATTAATGTGATGAGTAATGTTAGGACCTTCGTGAGCGAATATGACATCATCGTTAGCATCATACAAATAATCAGAGAACGCTATCTGCCGTGTCATTGTGATATCGGCCATCAGTTCATTTGTCTGATGAACCGTATAACCAGAATCGGATGCGCCTGAAGTATATTGAGATAACGTTACTAAAATATCTGCAAGGGCTTGGGCGATGAGAAGGTCTTGAGATATAACGTGGGCTGTATAATCAGCCTGTAATTGTCCAAGAGTTCCTGTAACATTACCTTCTAGTTGATTGGCGTGATTAGACAGAACGTTGCCGGAATCGTTTGCCCAAGGAACAAAGATTGTATTTACGAAACCTTGAACCTCATCGTTCATATAGGTTTCTACTGCCGCCATTGCCGTATTAGTACGAACAACAACTTCGTTTTTGAAAGTGTTTTGTTGATTTTCTAATGGAGCAGAAACATTATCATTCAACCACCCTTTCATTGATGCCGCCATAGCGTTCAATTTGCTAGGGATCATCACCGCTGGTGTATTGGTATATATCTCTACTTCTTCGGTAAAGGCCGTGACATCGATACTATCGAAAGTAATATCTGGTATGTCGTTAAACGGGTCGACCGCGGTATTAATGCTTGATAATGTTACTGACATTTTATTTTATCTCCAAAATTTATCTATTCTTGATATATTTATAATACTATTTATATAAACATCATTGTTTTTTAATCTATGGACCCATATGAAATGCGCCAATCAGCGTATCCGAAGAACCATCTAAATTAGTTACTGTTATATCGTAATCACCGTTTGGTGGATAAAGTCCAGTAATTGAATCTACGGCACCGTTATGAATCTCGATTCCGTATTGAGAAGTGTTTCCTGGATTAACGGCTGGTGTCCATATCGTACCCGCACCAAGTGTATCCACTAATGTCACTACGGTAGTGTGATCTACTCCATCGTTTTCAAATCCAGCTCCGAAGATGAGCCATTCAGATGAGGCTTGGACAACTGTAACTTCACGAACATAAATGTGTTCTGGTAAGTAATATCCCCATATTCTGATTCCGTGCCCTGCTTCATATTTACTTGTATCCCAAGAGGAATAGTAAGCACCAGATCCTAATGCTGGAATAGTAGCTCCGGGGACTGCACTTGCTTTTTCTGTGAATGTATCTCCGTTCGGATTTGTCACCGTTACATCATAATACATTACACCGAACTTATCTCCTCCGATAGATGCATCGTGACCGGCTGGAATATCAGAGACAAGCACGACACAATGTAACTCTGTAGAACTTTCAAATACGTTTATTGTATCGTAGGCGCTGGCGGTGTTGATGACGGTGTTATCTCCTCCTGCCAAGTAATTTTGTGGCTGATCTGCTTGGGAAGATTTTTGTACTGTAACAACACAGCCATCGACAAACCCAATTCCACTTATTTTGAAAGTCGCTACACCGGCGAATTGCTCACCTGTTTCCCAATCAGCTTCGGTGTTGTGTCCAGCGTACTTCGCTTTTCCGAGGTCTGACACTCTCGGAGAAGGTTGATACACCGAGATGATTCTCATAGAATCTGTTACAACAAATGGGTCGGTGTATACAGAATAATCACCATCTACATTTTCAATCTTAAACTCTTGTGGTCCTAGAGGAGTTAAAGCGTTAACTTCATAACTAACTTTAGTAGGTAATAGAATTGCGTTTGAATCTTGCACAGTTCCACCAATTGTTACTGTCCAATCAAGATCAATACCTTCACCAATTAGTTCACCAATTGTGCCTACAATAGCATCTACATCTGACATATCCCAAGCTCCTCTTTGAGCATTACAAGTTGTTTGACTTGTAAAAGCAGGGACCAATCCACCAAAACCATCTTGACAATGAGCATCTACTGTATCATTCCATACTGCTCTTGGTGCCAGACAAGTTCCTTCTGTTGTGAATCCAACATTAGAACAAGAACCTGGGGACCAAGTATAACCAGAAGCAGTCCAGGTATTTCCTGCACTTGTCCAAGTTTCACCATTGGCTAAACAGCCAGTTTCATCATTGTTATACATCACATCAGTACAAGTTCCTGCACTGAGACAACCTCCTGAATCATTGTCAAATCCAGAATCAGAACAAGTACCTGAACCTTCACAAGTTGGTTGATCTTGAAAACCGCCGCCAGAACAAGTTCCTGTTGTCCAAGTTCCGTTAGGTTCTATACAATTTATTTCAGTAACATAAGTTCCGTCAGTACAAAATTCAAATACTTCTGCATACCACACTCCGTTAGGTTCTTGACAAGTTGCCGCTGTCGAATAGGCAGATAGAGCATCTCCTGTAATGTAATCATAACAAGTTGGACTGATTGCCGTTACTGTTCTATCTCCAGTTTCAACTGAAATAGTACCAATTGCAATAGGCGGATTCAAGATATCGGTTTGTCGTTTATTAATATCATAATAATCTTCAATTATAGATTCACCATACGATTCTATTGTACGCATTCCGGCGACAGGCATTCCAAAATAATCTATATTTTCTTTATCTAGATGACCTGTTTTCCATCTCTCTTCTCCACCGATTGGAACTCCGAACACATTCATTGAACGTGCGAGAAGCAAATATTCATCGGATGAAAGATTTGGAATAGTCACGACTGAAATATTATCCCAATATGTAAATCCGTTACCAGTAGTAGAAAGTGTTAAGAATGCAACTCCAGTTACTGGAGCAGTAAAAACAAACTCTTTATTTCCAGTTGTATCATTCTCAACAATAACCATACTTCCATATTGATCTGTATCAGGCGCTGGGCCTATCTTAATTACAGAATCAGTAGGTCTATCAACATTGAAAGCTACTCTATAATTCATATCAGCGAGCATTTCAAAACTGATATGGGCAATTCCTCTTACACCAGTGCCAGTTCCGGCAGTATAAATTTGTTCAGATAATTGATCAACATAAGCGGCGGCACCCTGCTGAGGTGCAAATGTCCAATTCTCTTCGATTTCTCGTACAGAAACATCATCGATGCTTCCTTCCCATCCAATGTGAGAGAAGTATGGACTGTAAGTTTCTTGATGATTATTATCCACATCTGCAACGAAGTGGATAAGAGAATCGTGTGATCCCGCTCTTACGTGATGTTTGATTTCACCTTGATGCACAAGTCCAGTAGAATCGTGATCAAGCGTTGGAATTTCTTCTTCAAATAATTTAACGTGGTGTATAGAACCAGTTCCATTCATCCTAAGAACTACATCGGCAGTCGCTTCACCAATCATATTCAAATGATGAATTCCACTTTCTGTGACTGTGCCTTGAACAACTCCATCTAAAACAACTTCTATAGTTGGATTATTTGTAGTTGTTCCTGTCAAGAGTAAATCTTCGTGTCCTTCTGGAATAGTTTGACTGACTAAAATCCAACTCTCCGGCACTGCGGTATCGTCCCATCCAACAGTAAATTCGTGGGTATATGTTTCAGAGTGATAAGCATCAGATTGCGGAAATGCTCGTGTGCGAGAGACATCTTCCATTAACCAATCAGCATCTGCCTGATTCATTTGGAAAGTATGCAAGTGAGAACCAGCAGGTCCTGGTCCAACTTGAAAACTTAAAATGTTATGTGTATCTAAGGTAGCGTCAATCGTTGCTTCGTAATGATTATTCTTAATAAGAGAACTTGAAAGCGTATATGTTGCAGTACCATTTACCGAAGAACTAAAATCTAGGTTTTCAGAAACAATCTGAATATCAACTCCACTCATAGTCCAGTTAATTGCCACCGGATCAGTAATATCAAAGTTCCAGTTATCAATAAGAATATTAGGATTATGACCAAGGCTGACTCTTAATCGTCCAGTCATACCATTATCATTGGGGTCGAGGTCTGATAAGTTGTATTTAACCTCATATAATTTCCCTGCATCGAAAGCAACAGTTTGACTAAGTTCTGTAGCTGAAGCAATAGAACCATCAATAGATGCTTTACCTCCAACAGTTGCACCCCATCCTTCTCCCACATACCAAGCATTCTGACCAGTGACACGTTCTCTGATTGAAGCATTATCAATCTTACCCATACCGGTACTGGTTAGTCTTAATAATGTAGGATTAACAGGTGCTATAAATGTTTCAGAGTAATGTCCAACTACAGTATTAGAAGTACCATCAACAATTGTGTCACCTATAACAGACGCCTTGATTGTTCCGTTCGGTGCTCCAAATTCATCTTTGAAATCTTCAACAATATCATATTGAATTTCATAAGTAATTCCCTCTAGAACATCTCCCGTAATAATTTGTTCAATATATCCTGCATCTGTATTTTGGGTATATGCTGTACCACCCGCTACTTGCCAGGAGCCTGTTTCTGTCCAAACAACTTCTTTGAAAGTTACATTATCTAGGGCAATATTTGACCTTTGTCCAATATCTACACTCATATAGACTACAGCAGTTCCAGAATAATTATTTGTTACAAGAAACTGTTCTGAATGCATACCTTCAATCATTATCAACGGATCAATATATTGTACAGTACCAAGTTCAATATTCATTGCTTGAATATATGGAGTATATCCAGGCCCGGTTGCTGTCGCTAGATTACCAAGTCCAAGAAGGTCTGCTTGTGTTCCCGTTACTGGGAATGCGTATTCTGGCTCTGGTTGTACTTGAAAGAAAGTAGGTCCTGTTCCGTTATCTACAAGAATCTTATCTAGAACGTGTAGCGGAGTATACATATTATCTTGACCGTGATGATAAAAAACGTGAATATCTTCACCCGCAGCCGTTACTGGTAGATCGTGAATCTGAAATGTTCCCATCATCGAGGCGTGCCACGCACATTGATAATACAATGTATCTGGTGCTACTGAAGGAACAGTAAATTCACAAATTTCATATTTAAGAGCCCCGGTACCATCTGCACCAAATGCTGATGATCCTGCATATGTTTGATCTCCAGGTCCTTCTTCAGCCCTTGTTCCTGTAACACCTAATAGATACTCACCAAAATAACCACCAGGCGTAAAGTGAGAACCATCATCTGTAGTCACGTAGAACGGATGTCCCGCGGCATTAACTCTGAATCGATATGTACCACCACGATATAGATTGATTGTACGATTAGTACCTTCAATCATTCCTTCTTTGTCAAATTTGTATAATCCTTCAAGTGCTTCAACAGCATAATATCCGTTGACTGCCCCGGGCGCAACAAATGGTCCTAATCCAGAATTTCCGTCTGATCCTGTCAGACCAAAATCTTCTGGAATTTTCCAAGTAAATTCTTTTGAGAAGTTACCAATCCATTGTGATCCTCTCCATTGAGGTAATCCAACATCTGCAAAAAGAGGATTCAATAGTTCACAAGCGGCATAATCATCAACACCATTGTAGTACCAACCATCTATATCTAATGCTTCGCACCAGCCACCTAATCCCATACAAGTAGGGAAATCTTGATCTGATACCCAAGTCCCCGGATCTTCTTCTGTGCTTCCAAAGTCGTTGTGATCTCCTACACTAATTGTAAGACCGTGACTTGCATTTTTAGAGATACAATGAAAACCTTCATCTGGATCACCCAAACCCCTTACCATTCCTGCTTGAACTAGGTTATCCCAACCTGCTCCACGTATTCCTTTAATACCAGCGGCGTGTAAATACATTGACATAGGTTCACCCGTAAACGGATCAATCATCGTATCATAACCCGCGTGATGCCAAGCATTGTTTAAAAATTCGTAAGTACCACCTCTGAATAAATCGAAACCACCGACAATTCCATCGTTGCCTCCAAAACTCTCGGCTACTGCTTCATCTCTTTGATAAGGAAAATAAGTTATAGCACTCCGATCATACCAAGTCCATAACCAAGGAGTATCTTGTGCGCCTTCTGTAGTTGTAGTATTTGGATCCTGAAATGTGAGTGATGTTTGAGTATCTACTACAATAGGTAAATGGTCAGTTGGACCATACCCATCTCCAAGAGCAACAACTGTATGATCACGCATTTCTCCAGGTAATTCTGTAGGAGTATATGGTAATGGACCTGATGGTAACTGAACAATATCACCAACACTTAATCCGTGATTAGCTGATTCAACAGTACGTGGTCGTGACCAAAGCATTTCTACACCAGAAACAAAGGCATCACCAAAGTGATTTGTTATATCTCTTTCGACTTCAAATCTATAAGATGCCATATCCACAACAACTGTATATTCTTCAATAAGATTGAATACAGTAGGTGTAGTACCAGTAGCATCTGTTAAAGGATAAATTACTGTTTCTGTGAGTACAAAGTGATCTTCATCAATAATAAAATCTATATAATAGTTGGTATTACCGTGATGAATGCCGAGATAAACATTTTGATAATGGACTCTATCGCCCGCTAAAAGGCCGTGTGTATCACATTCAATTCCACGTAATTTCTTCACATAGCCCGTAATGTCTGAGAATGGAATTGCAATAGATGTGGGATTGAGATCATCTCCACCTTGTGCAAAGTCATATTGCCCAACTGTGAATTGAGAAGAACCTGGATACCAGACTCTATCAAAATCGTGAATATGAAAATCGATTGATATAATTAAATAGATATCATCCCCGGGGGTAAGACAACCTAATTCGACAGTATGAAAATGCTGAGGGTCTGAAGTACCATAATCAGAAGTTCGTATTAATGTAGCACC